AAGCATAAGGGGAAACTAAATGCCTACATACACAAAGATTGCTTCTAACACCGTTGGAGCAGGTGGTGTTTCTACCGTTACTTTTTCAAGTATCCCTGCGACTTATACTGATTTATTAGTTAAAGTTTCGGCAAGAGCAACTGCTGGTGGTGCGTTCGCTGGATTAGTATTTGCGCCAAATGGATTATCAACTAACTACACTTTAAGATGGCTTGGCGATGCTGGTGGCGGCGCTGTTAGCTATACTGAAGCGGCATTTGGTTACAATCATTTATTTTATCTTCCTGCGAGTAGTGCAACAGCAAGCGTTTTTGGTAATGGTGAGGTTTATATTCCAAATTATGCTTCATCAAATTACAAATCAATAAGTTCTGAAGGTGCTAATGAAAATAATGCTACTGGAATTTATCAAGGAATGACCGCTGGTCTTTGGTCTAGCACCGCAGCAATTACTTCTTTGACATTTTCAACAGGCGGCAACTTTGACCAATACTCAACCTTTACCCTCTACGGAATCTCAAACGCATAAGGAGCAACAAATGTCAGACATCAAGATCGAAGTAAACTGCGCAACAGGCGAAGTCACCGAGGTTCCGCTAACTGCGGAAGAAATCCAACAGCGCGAACTAGATGCCATCGCCGCTGCAACTGCCCAAGCTGAACGCGAAGCGGTAGAGGCAGCAGCGGCAGATGCTAAGGCATCGGCGCAGGCGAAGTTATCTGCCCTTGGATTATCAGCCGAAGAAATCGCAGCACTTACAAAGTAACCAAATCTTTCGGGGATAATCTAGGAGAATAATGCCAATTTATTCAGCTCAAGTGACGGTGACAACCTCACCAACATTGTTAGTCGCAGCAGATGCAGGCGCTGAACAAGTAAACCTTCACGCAAAGCACACAACTTATCTTGGCGGTGCCGATGTAACCACATCAACAGGGTATCAAATGGATAACGGTGACAAGATAGTTCTCCAAAATCACGAATCACCTATCTATGGCATTACTTCATCAGGAACAGGCACTATGCAGGTGTTGGTGATTACGAAATGACAGCTCAAGATTATCTAACAATGGCGGTGGCTATCTGCACCATTATTGGCGCATTTGCTACCGCAACGCGTTGGATGGTCAAGCATTACCTAAGCGAATTGAAACCGAATTCCGGCAGTTCGCTAAAAGATTCAGTTGTTCGACTTGAACGCCAGGTTGAGGAAATTTACAAAATACTAATTACGGGGGCAGCAAATGAACCAAAGAAACCAAATCGTAGAAACAGCCAAGGCTGAATTAGGGCTGATTGAAGGCCCGAAAGAGAATCAAACTAAGTATCAAAAGACAAACCAACCTTGGTGCGGTGCTTTTGTTAATTGGGTGTTCAAAGAAGTAGGCGTGAAAATCCCTAATTGTGTTTCAACACTTGCAGGGGCAACCGCCTTTCAAAAGAACAATAAATGGCAAGATGCCGAGTCAGCTACACCTGAAATTGGCGATTGCGTGTTCTTTGATTTCCCGCACGATGGAATTGACCGCATTTCACATATTGGGATTGTAACTAAGGTCAATGCTGATGGAACCGTCACCACAATTGAAGGCAACACCGCACCCGACAAAAAAGGCGATCAGCGCAATGGTGGTCAAGTTTGCGAAAAGGTGCGAGCATATAAGAAGAAGAATCGGGGCAAGTTGAAACCCTCTTTGCCGGTTCACATTGTAGGATTCGGCAAGCCAACCTTTAAGGAGTCATAATGAACAAGGTTCAATTCGAAGCAATTGTTAAAACATATTTGCGAGCTGCTGCGGCATCAATTATTGCCCTATACCTTGCAAGCCCTGATCAACCACTAAAGACTTATTTTGTCGCAGGTTTGGCAGCAGTTGCTGGCCCTGTATTGAAAGCACTTGACCCAAAGGCATCAGAATTCGGCAAAGGTTCTAAGTAATCAATGCTTCGGGGGGATATTCTTAAAGAGGCTTCACGCCTTACTCACGGTGATCGAAATAAAAACTACGGTGATCCGCTAACAAATCATCAACGAATCGCGGCTTTGTGGTCGGTGTATCTTGAATCTGAGATTACACCTTCCCAAGCCGCGATTATGTTGGCATTGGTCAAGGTTGCCAGGTTGATTGAGTCACCTGATCATCTTGATTCCTTTATTGATGGCGCTGCCTACTTTGCCATTGCAGGCGAGATTGCCCATCGTGAAGGATAAACTTCTTGTTATAGTTCCCACACGCGGGCGGCCTCATAATGCGCAGGCGTTGCGCGATGCCTTTAATGACACCCAAGCAACTGCCGATTTGTTATTTGTCATTGATAAAGATGACCTTGAATTTGCGGGCTACGATGCCACCGATATTGATTACATTTTAATTGAAAACACCACTCGCGGGATGGCTTTCCCGCTGAATGAAGTGGCGAAACAATACGCCGAGCATTACAAATACCTTTGTTTTATGGGCGATGATCACAGACCGCGAACCCACAAATGGGATGATAAGTTGATCAGCAAACTTCAAGATGCGCCTGCCCTTGCCTACGGCAATGACCTTTTCCAAGGTCAGAGCTTACCAACAATGATTGCAATGACTTCGGATATTGTCACCGCCCTTGGCGGGATGGTGCCGCCTAATATGCGCCACCTTTATCTTGACAATTTTTGGCTACGCCTTGGAACTGATTTGGGCAAGATTACCTATTGCCCTGAAATCATTATTGAGCATTGCCATCCGCTAATTGGTAAAGCTGAGATGGATGAAGGTTACAAAACCGTTAATGCCGCTGAGGTTTACACCGCAGACAGAGATGCTTTCAACAACTTCATCAATTCTTTTATGTATAAGCAACTTCTTGAGGCGCTTAGATGAAGATTCTGATTACCGGCAACGCGGGTTTTGTAGGTCGCGCTTATCACCGCGCCTTTGGCGATCAACACGATATAACGGGAATTGACATTGCCAACGGCATTGATGCCCGCGATTTCTTTGCTAAAGATGACACACACTTTGACCTTGTTATTCACCTTGCGGCAGTAGTCGGCGGCAGAGCCACCATCGAAGGTAATCCCTTGGCAGTTGCCACCGACCTTGCCATTGATAGTGATCTCTTTCAATGGGCGCTTAGAACCCGCCCGAACAGAATCATTTATTATTCTTCATCGGCTGCTTATCCTGTTTACTTACAGACAGGTGAAATGCCAATTATGTTGGAAGAAAAAGACATTGATTTAAGCCAAATCCGCACCCCCGATTTCAGCTACGGTTGGGCAAAATTATCGGGTGAGATGTTGGCAATGTACGCAAGGCGCGAGGGTTTGAAGGTCACTATCTTGCGCCCGTTTAGTGGCTATGGTCAAGACCAAGATTTAGATTACCCTTTCCCGTCATTTGTCAGCCGTTGTTGGAACCAAGAAAAAGAGTTTAAGATTTGGGGCAGCGGCAAACAGGTTCGAGATTTCATTCATATTGACGATGTGGTTGAGGGCAGTTTAGTAGCTGCGCAAAATGATGTTCAAGTTATGAACCTTTGTTCAGGCGTTCCCGTGAGTTTTATTGAACTTGCTGAGATGATGATGGATATTAGCGGGCATCGGGTGCCGATTGTTACCGATGAAACCAAGCCTGTTGGTGTAATGTTCCGAGTTGGCGAGCCAACTAATATGCTCAAAGTGTTTACGCCAAAGATTTCGCTTGAAGAAGGAATTGCTCGAAGTTTTCAGATTTAGTGCGTTCACCGCACCCCCAAGAAAGAACCCCCAACAGCCGTTCCTGTTGGGGGTTCTTTCGCCTTTTACTAGGCATAATCTTTTAAGTAAGCAACAATCACTTCGCTTATGTTCTTGCCTTCGCTTTCAGCTTTCTCTTTGGCTTTGCGCCATAGTTCTTCATTGATTCGAATTGAGCGTTGCGGGGTAACCATTACAGACCACCTACGCACTTGAGGGCATCGCCCCAACAGTAACCTTCAGATGTCCACCAAAGGTTTTGCGCGATCTCAATTACTAACCAAACGCCAACGATGATGAAGGCGGTTCTGACTAAACGCCATTTGCGGGTCATTCTCATTTTACTGCTCCCATTTCTTTTAACATATTTCGCATCTCAACTAGATTGATGATTGATTGGCAAAGTGCCAAATCTATTGTTTCAAAGGTGGCGTTTTGTAGGTCAAATGCCTGCTCAAGAGTTTGATTGATTTCGGCAACGCCTGTTGTTAGGTCAAGGTAAAGCGATTTCATTGCGCTCATATTGCACGCGGATAATCTAGTTGGAATTGATTGAACTCAGCTTCGGTGACAACGCCTTTATATTCGTTACAGTTCAGGCAGACTTTCTCATTGCCAACCTTGTTATCGCAAAACACACAGTAGTAAATAGTCATTTCTTTCCACCCCATTCTTATTTCGTAGCAATTGAAACATTCGTGTAATTTGGCAACGGCATCAAACTTAGAGCCGCAAGTTAGGCAAGTGCAATAGTGCAACATTATGCAACCGCCTTAATTCCCATTTGATCTGCCATCTTTTG